CCAGCATTGTGCTTAGTCGAACCTCTCGCGGCGCTTCATACCACGGAATGTGATAAATCCAGTACAGCGAAGGCGTTACTTGTACGCGCTTTGTGTAATTAAGCATTGTTTAATCCTTATCGCTTTAACGCAGCCCTAGCCGCCTTGCGCTTTTCGTCAACGCTCTTGTAGCCGTCAAACATTTTAGGCGCTGCTTTTACGGGATCAGCCACTTTGATTTTGCCGCCACGCTTCAAAAACTCAGCCCGCAGCCTGTCAATTTCTGCCTGCTCTGCCATCTTTAGCGGTATTGCCGCACCGTGGCTTGTAAATGGGTATTGTTGAATCACACTTTCTTCGCTTATTCGCATTTTTCGCTCCCAATCTTTGCCAGCTCAGCCGCATACACCGCGCACTTTTCCGCGTCTCTTGCCGCGCTGCCTTTGAAATTTAACCTGCATGAGTATTTTATGACGTTGCCTAGCAACCATCCCTCGAATTGCTCAGGCGTTAGCTTTGCCCTGATTACCTCAATCGTTTCAATTCCGCCTGCATCGTAATATGTGCTTTTTGGATCTTTGCTCATTTATTTTTTCTCTCCTAAGATCGCCTCGGCTTTGGTTATTACATCATCGGCTGCTTTATGCCATCCGCGAAAAGGATGATTTTCAAACTCCGCTGTTTGCTTGGCAGACTTTAGCGCCTCAATAAGCTCAGCGCACAGGTCTCGGTAGGTGTCGCGCTCTTGTCTAGCGGCGACTAAATCAGCGACAGTTACTTGTTTTGTTCTCATACACTCACCCCCATAGGCACAAGAACGCAGGTATCGCCTTTATTCAGCATTTTGTTTCTCCACCTTCTTGCGATATGTAACAACCGGACGAATAGCCTCAAGCCCTGCGTAATCAAGCAGGTACCGAGGTATTTGCGCCAGCTTGTCATCTAGTGCCAGTTGCAAGTTGTTGCGGCTTACTCCAAGCGCCTCGGCTGCGGCGGTTCGAGTGCCATAATCTGCCGTTAGTTTTCGCTTGATAATTATTAACGCGGTGTCTTTGTGCATGTGTTTCTCCTGTTTGGTTTTGCGTAGTATATGACATGAAAAAACATTGCGCAACGGGTTTACATTGCAATGCGCTTAATCTATAGTGGCAGGACATTGCAGCGATTGGCGCTGCGAACAAAAGGGGCGAGTGATGAACCAACAACAAACATGGCCGCAATTGATTGAACAAGTTGCGCCAAAGTTCAACGAAATTGCAAACAACCAAAAACTGGTAACTTGGGCAGAGGAAAGTCAGTTTGCTATTCAGTCTTTGCAAAAAAACGAAGCTTTAACCAAGTGCCAGCCGCACACGGTACAAAACGCCGTGATAAATGTGGCGGCAATTGGATTGACGCTAAACCCTGCGCTTGGCTATGCGTATTTAGTGCCAGAAAAAGGCGAGTGCAATCTAAAAGTATCATTTAAGGGCTTGCTAAAAATCGCAACCGATAGCGGCTCAATCAAATGGGTAAAGGCTGAAATTGTTAAGGCTAACGATAAGTTTACATACCGTGGCGCTTGCACATTGCCAGAGCATGAAATGAACCCGTTTGGCGATCGCGGTGCAACTGTCGGCGTGTATTGCGTTGCTAAAACATTTGATGGCGACTATCTGGTCGATGTAATGAGCGCCGATGAAATAGCCAAGATCCGCAAAGCTGCAAAGCAGGATTATGTGTGGTCTGCTTGGCCTGACGAAATGGCAAAAAAGGCAATCATTAAACGGGCAAGCAAACAATGGCCTAAAACCGATCGTGATGACCGCCTTGACCGCGCAATCGCAGTGGTTAATGAATACGAAGGCAGCGAAGATATTCGCCAAGAGCGCGATATAACTCCACGGCAAGAACAGGCAAAACCAGTCGAGAAGCCATTTATCAGCAATGACGGACTAAACAAAGCAATGGCAAAAATTAAAGCTGGCGAGCTTACAATTGATCGCCTAGAACAAAACCGACAATTCACACCTGAACAAATTACCGCGCTCGATAACTGGGCAAATGGAGCCGAATGGATAGATTTGGAGGATGCGCAATGATTCGCTGTAGCTCAATTGACAAAATAATGACCGAATCACGCAGCAAGAGCGATCCTTGGTCTGAAACTGCAAAAAGCGCCATGCTTGAAATGGCGCGAGAGGAATTGTTCGGCGTCCGTAAAAACTTGGATGATGTTAAGGCAATCCAAAAAGGGCGCATGTGCGAGGACGCAGGCATCGAGCTATATAACACGGTCTTTATGTACGACCTGAAAAAGCTACCGTCTGACGGGCGTAGAAGCAACGGCATCATAACTGGCGAGCCTGATCTAGTGGCCGCCAGCTCGCGCAAGGGCGTTGATATTAAGGTCGCATGGTCATTGCTAACCTTTCCGCTAAGCGCAGATATGGCAGATTCTAAAGGCTATGAATGGCAGGCTCGCGGGTATATGTGCCTTTTCGATCTGCCAGAGTGGGAGATTGCTTACTGCGCCATTGATACGCCAGAGGAATTGCTGCGCGAGTGGGACGATCCAAAAATACATCTAATTGACTCAGCCATACCGATGCACCACCGGATCACAATAAAACGCTACACACGCGATCTGGAAATAGAAAAAAAGATGCTCGACAAATGCGCAGCGGCTAACGAGTGGATTCAAAACGCCATTAAAACGTTCACAATTGAACATGACGCCTATCTGGTTTAGCTATGCCAATAAAATACTCAGACGAAAAACTAATAAAAGCTAGGGCGATGCTCAAAGAGCGTGACGCGCTCATAGCCGAAGTGTCGAAAATCAGCAAAGAAATAGCGCGGCTAACAAAGCTGCGCGAGGATACCCGCACACAGGCTAGGCGGCTGAAAAGCGCGGCAATAGCCTATGAACTTGGAGTTACTACTAGCTGGGTAAAAGGTGTAGCAGAAGGAAGGCTTAACCGAAATTTACCCAACTAAACACAACTTAACAATCAGCTTGATATTATGGGGACATCAACAACACAGGAGGAAACAAAATGGGAAAGTTTGAGAGCTTCTGCCGGAATATTCACAAGACCAAAGCAGGCTATGTGCCTGACTTGATTGATCTTGAAAGTGATGAGCTTCGCGATCTAGCTATGGCAGCTTTTATTGCCGACAAATATGGCGATGACTGTGCCAGCCAGTATCTTGCAGAGTGCGACGAGATGAAAAACCTAGCCTATTCAAAGCAAGAGTTTGCTTGCCAAGATGCAATTGACGCGTACAACCAGCTCATAGACGATGATCGCGAGAGGGCGGCAAAGGAATCGGATAGTGAAAAGTATTTTGATGAGCATTGGGCATATTCTGGCTGTAATGTTGCTATGTTCGATGCAGGACATAAGGAGTCAGACTTTTGATTGATGAATCAAAAATTCAGGTGGTGCCAATGGGTGCCACCGGAGTCAAACACCCCAATGACTGGTTCCGCATATCGATGAAGGGCAACGCAATCTCACGCGAGCACCAGAAAAAAATTGAAAAGCATTTACCAACAAAAAGGAGATGATTATGACCGATCACATGCAAGACGTTTTAGGTTTTTTGGGCTTCTTTGTTATTGCTTACGTTATCACTGCAATATCGCACAGAATTGGAGCAAGCGCTAAGCGCAAAAGGAATAGTTTCAGCATCAAGGCTGGCGATGTGATAACCAAAAAAATCCCAAAGCAAGAACCGCCAGAAATACCAATCTGGGCTAACTGCCTAATGGAACATAGAGTTACAGGGGAAATAATACCGGCGTCAGCAGGCAGTTGCGGATTCTGGTTTTTAGGTGGTGAAGAGACTGAGCCGGAGCGTTTAGACCTGCGCGAGTGGGGTTTATATGTTGATTAAATCACTGATAATTGCTACTGCAATACTTTTTTTATCATTCATCGCGCTAGGGATTTATCTGTCAGTCAATGTAGAGTCTTTGATTAATAAAGACCTGCGCGAAGATGGTGAGTAACGCCCATGTTCAGCGGTGCCAGCACCAAACCAACTACAAGGCGAACTCTTGCAGCATCCGTGCTGGAACGCCTTGTTATGACCAATTCGGAGTGAGATATGCTCAATTTATTTAAAAGCTCTAAACTTAAGCAGAAATGCTGCAATGAATGCAACGGCTCAGGAACGCGAGGATGGAGCGGAGAAGTGTGCAAAAAGTGCGGCGGGTCAGGGAAAATATACGTTTTAAAATAGTCATAACGCCGTTATAAACGGTGCGCAGTAAAAACTGAATTGTGCGGCGATGGTGGCCGCATCCGTTTGATAACTTTGTTATGTGGAATGTGCTTGCGAGGATTTGAAATTGGTTCAGTGCGCAAAATTTGCAGGAAAAGAAATAAAGGATTGCACTAGAGGCGAACACAAAAAAGGCGTTTCAATCGGGTGCATTTGTAAACATGAAGAGGACATAAAGAATGAGAGTAAAAGAGTTAATAACATTACTGCTAGACCAAGACCTTGATGATGAGGTGTTTATTGATTGCAGCACAACAATAAACCCAAATAACAGGGTAGCAGTTTCACAGATAACTACTAGATATTCGTCAAACGGGGTTTTTCTTGACCCTGAGTACAACTTGCAGACGATTGAGGACTTAAACACATAACGCCTAGCTAAGAGGCGCCAACTAAAGCAGTGATAATTTAACCGACGCTAGCAGCGTCCTTTTTCAGCGTATTGTTATACGAAACTAACCGGAGTGAGAATTATGGGCGAAGCAAAAAGGCGCGGCACATACGAGCAGCGAAAGGCTGAAGGTGAAATTAAATGCGCCGAACGCCAAGCTGAACACGAAAAAAGAATGCGCTTTTTAAAACAGCGTAGAGGAAAGTCAGTAATGCCGCTCGTTGCGGCAATGATGGCCTCAACGATGAGCGTATAACGCCCATGTTCAGCGGTGCGCTGACTGAGCTAACTAAAAACGCAATACTTCAACGCATCCGCGCTGCAACGTATTGTTATGACCAACTTAACTTTAGTGAGATTTTAAATGAGTGATATTGAGCAACTAAAAACCCGCATTAATGCTGCTGGTGAGAACGGCATAAAAACAGCGCGCGTTCGTGATGATTACGAGCCAATAGGTGACTTACTAATTCGCGATTTAGTAGCAACCGGCGAATATGTAACATTCAGAATTAAAACTGACATCTTGAAAAGTGAGTGGTTTATTTTCGCAAAAGATAAAGCCCCTTACGGGCTAGAGTCATAACGCCCATG